ATTCCGCCTTAATAAGCCCGCTTTCCCCGAAAGTCTCTTCGACGTTAGGCAGGGCAATCAGGACTCGATAGCCTACGGGTTTAGGTATAGAAGCTTCTAGCTCTGCTTCTTCTATAGCTTCTACTTCAATCCGTGCTCTACGTTTTTTCTCTAGGGCTGTTTCTTCCATTTCTTTACCAAACAGATCTAGCTGCTCTGTAATCTGAGCTGCTGCCCCGACCCCACTAACCGTTACTGTCTCAGTCATCGTTATCGTCCATATAGTTACGCGAAAGGTCGTTGATTTCTCTTAATGCAGCGTCTAGACCTCGAATAACGCCACATACCTCCCGATACTCGGCAAAGTCTTTAGCTCCGCCGGTTTTCAGGAAATCTTCGCTAGAGCCTTTCAGCTCCGTAATTTTTTGGTTCAGCACGTCAAAGACGGTAGTAGACAACGGATCACCTCCTTACTGGGGCATCTGCCCCTTTCTATTGGCTTTCGCCATGTCCAAAATAGCTTTTGCTTCATCTAAGTCTTGTCTTGCATTAGCTTGATCTGTTTGGCTAGCTACTCGCGTGGCCTCAATCGCAGCGGTGCGCTCACTTTTCTGCGCATCCAACTGTAGTCTTGCGGCACTAATCTGCGCATCTGCTTGATCTTTCTGGGATTTACGCTGTAGCTCGCCTTGCTTCAACTGTAGTTCTTGTTGCTGCATCTGGACGATTGGGTCTTGGGCTTGCTGCTGCGCTTGTTGCTGAGCCTGCTGTTGCTGGTGCGCCTGAGTAAGTTGGATGGCTGCCTTAGACTGTAGCTGCGCAATTTGCACTTCTAGTTCTCTTGGTAGCTCTTCGTCCATACCCGGCAACGGTGCCCCGATACGTTCTTCTATCTGCTGGCGGTACATAAACGCCGTATGCTCTGCGATGTGGGCCTGTAACGAAGACATGATTTGGTTCGCCATAGGGTTTTGCCCAATAGTTTGCATAATCATGGGGTCTTGCATGAAGGCTTGGTGCGTAGCTATGTGCGCCTGATGGTCTTGGTACATAAACGCCTTAATGGGGTTACCCACTAGCGCGCCCATGTTTTCACCAACGGGGTCCGTAGGACGCATATCGTCTTCGGTAGGCACTAGCTTGTCGGCGTTCTTAATACCCATAACCTCGATCATCTGGCGATGAAGTTGTGGTAGGTCGTAGATTTGTGGGGCGGCCTGTGCCATCTGCAACACGGTTTGATACTGCACAACTCGTTGTGCCATCGTGCTGCTGTTGGGATCACTGACAGGAATTACTTCCACCATAGCGTAGTCGGCGCGTCGCGCACGAGGTTCACCACGGTCAGGCACATACAGATACTCTTCTGGCGCGTACTCAGCAATGATCTTTCGGAGTAACTTAAACTCCTGTTTCATTGAGTAATGTACCCTAGACTGGACAGCGGCCATGGGCTTGAGAGTACGCTCTAGTAGAGCGAGTGTGGTTCCAACAGGCGCGTTAGCACTCATGTCGGAGATGTTCATATCTGAAATAGCGCCCAAACGTCGCCCCTCTTCGGTGATCTGCTTAAGCAGGGCAAAGAGAGTTTGGCTCGGCTCCTTATAGGGGAGCGGCATAATGTTGTCGCGGATAGAACCGGACGGCACATCTACATCACGGAATTCGCCCGGACCAATCGGTGTGTCATCGCCCTTAACTCGTAGTCCCCTAGATTTGAGACCACCGGGGAGATTAGATAGGGTTCCAGCGTCCACGAGCTGACGGATAATACTAGTGCCAGCTTTAGCGTAGCCACCAATAATGTGAATGAGTCCGAGTCCATAAAATCCAAATCCGGGGACGTAAGCATAATGTACGAAATGTTGACGTTTTAGTGTCAAAGGATCGTCAGGGTTCCAGTTACGGCGGATAGCCAGTATCTTACCTGTACCCTTCTCAAGCGTTACCACATAAGGCTTTGCGACTTGCAACGACTCTTCGTTGTCCGCACCATCCACACCGTCAATATTCAGGTCAGCGTGTACTTCAAGCACGGTGTAACGGTCATCTGAGGTCAGGGATATGCCCGACTGCTCAGCCTTAGCTTCTTCAACATCTGAGAAAAACGACACAGGGTCGCCAAGTTCCACGTCCCGATAGAACCCAGCCGCCTGTAGCTTAATCATTTCATTCTTTGTCTTGCGCATGACGTGCGTAACGCGCTCCGCGCTCTCTATGTTAGAGGCACCGTAGGGCACGATTACGTCTTCCGCAGGGATATATAAGGCAATCTGCCGCCCCAAACTGGGATCAAAATACACCTTCTTAAAGGCAGAGCCAGCCAAACCGAGGGAATACAACAGCCGCTCGTGTTCGGGGCGGTATTCTACCATAACTTCGGTAAGCTCGTAATTCATATCTGTCTTAACACGTAAGGCAGCGTCTTCTTTGTCTTGGGTAGCTTCACCAAGAATCTTAGTCTTTACAGGACCGGCGGCGGGGAACGTCTCGCTCATGGCTTCGGCTTGGAACCGGATAGCGGCTTCCGCCAAAATGTTGCTGTATACGCCACAGGCGTTTTCCCAAGGCTCGGTTCGCTCTTCGTACTTCATGCCCAGCACGTCAAGGCCCGCAACGTAGCTATCTGCCCAGTCACGTCGGGCGGCCATGTCACCTTCTACGGCTTCGCACAGGTCGCCAGATATTTCTTCTAGCTGCCCGTCTTCTAAGTAGTCAACAAGGTTCGCATCGAACGGCGCAGCATCAATCTCGTCTATTTCTTCGCCAAAGGTAATTTCTACGCTGCCGTCTTCTAGCACTACCTCGACACCCGTATCGGACATAGTATCTATAGCTATTACGGCTTCGTCTTCACCCATTTCTTCAATACCCTCGGGCATCCCGTACAAACCTTTCTCGATAGCCATCTATATATCCTCTTGGTCCCAGTTCCCTATCGGGCATTGGGCTTTTGTAAAAAATACTTTAATGGGCATTATGCACCCGCATTTCTTACACTGGTTAATTTTCTGCCTAAATTCTGGGCACGCCTGACATATATTTAGTCGCTTACCCGCCATTTGCTTAACTTCGGGCGAAAACAAACTAAAATTCTTACGTATCCAGCTTTCAGACTTTGCGTCTATTTTATCCACTAATAGTATCCGCCGCGGTGCCGGTAGGCCGCCTCGTTTTCTGCTTCGTCGGATGGCAGAGAGATAAACCCACCTTGCCTAAACCGCATCAACGCCATTATGGTTGTATCTACCAAGTCATCATTAGACATGAACGGAAAGCCTGCGACCTCCTCGACTACCTCTTCTGCCCAACGTGTTTGTGGAACATACACAAGTCCTGAGCGCACTATATCAGAAACAGAGTTAAGTCTAGCAGTTTTATCTCCAGTGCCTCTATGCGGGGTATACTCCTGCACGATTAGCCCAGACCTGCGCATCTCTTGATACAACGGCGTGCCACTACTTTTCTTCTCTACAATAAACGCATCCGGCTCCCACTCTAAATATTCGCGGGTTGCCATCTCTTTAAGCTCGTGAAATTCAAGCCGCTCTTTAATGGCGTTGAGCAGGATAATACAGTAGCAGTTCTCCTCTTCGTGGAAGAACACACCCCACGTAGTAAGCGCCGTGAAGTCAGCCCTGTTGTGTTTCTCAGCCGCCGCGTCGAGGGCCATAATTATATACTCACAACTAGGCGGGTCTTCAAGGAGCCACTCCTTCCACCATTCGCGCTTAACAAGTGCTGCTTCTTCCGCCGTAGGGTTCTGTTGATACTGCGAGTTCCACTGGAACAGCGGCATCGAGGCTTTGGTACGGTGTAGGGCCTCTAGGTCAAAGAACTCCGGCCACAGGGGCTTTTCTTTTACACTACCGTTGGGTTGCTCAATCTCCAGTATGGCGGGGAACTCTACCACTTCATACCTATCGGCCAGTTCGTTCTGGGCCATATCTCGCGTAACCCGCCCAGTCAGGTCGTCTAAGTGCCACCTAGTCTGGATGATTGCAACCCGCCCATGAGGCATAAGACGTGTCCGGGCGCCGTAGGTAAACCATTCGTACGCTTTCTCAAACACATCGAAGTTGCCGTTAATCACGTCTTGTTCTGAATGGGGGTCGTCAATTAAGAGTAGGTGCGCACCACGACCGGCGATGGAGGAGCCAATACCACACGCATAGTACTCCCCGCCCCTGTTGGTGTTCCAACGCCCCGCTGACTTTGAATCCGACGCGAGCTGTACGTTTGGGAATATCTTCTGGTACTGCGCGGTGGAGATCAGGTTACGCACCTTCCTACCAAAATCTACTGCAAGATCAGTGGTATGGGACACCATCATAACCTTCTTGTCTGGGTTACGCCCCAAGTACCAAGCCGGAAAGTATATAGAGACTAGCTGGGACTTACCGTGGCGCGGGGGGATGTTTACGCAGACTCGGTCCTTACCATCCACTGCAACCGCTCTACCGTTTTCGCCGTCCGCAGTCTTGCCCTTCTCTATCTCCATCAGCAGGCTGGCCAGTATCCTGTGGTGTTTACCTACCTTATAGTCTTCCTGCATCAAGCAACAAAACTCTATCAAGTCCGCGTGTGCGTTCTCTATGGCCTGCCGCTCTTCCAAAGCCTCTAATAAGTTAGCAATCTCGATCTGCTCGGCTTCGGTGTAACTATCCAGATTGTCTAACATGGTCTGGACTTCGTCGGGGGTAAACCCAGTAATCTCTTGGCCTGTGAGTTCCATTAGTCTTGGACCTCTTCGGCTTCTACGTCTATAACTTCAGCTTCGTACACACCCTCGGCGTTAAGCTTGAGGTTTTTGAGCCTCTCTAACTTTGTTCGCAATTTTTCTTGCAGTTCGGTGGTATTCTGATGCGTAATAGTAACTTCTTTGCGGTCTGCAAATAGTCCTACGTCTGAAATCTTACCTAGTAGCTCTAAAGCCCGCATCCGTATACGTGGGTCAGCGTTCTCTGTTTCCAGTATAAGCTTGTTTGTAACTAGATTGCGGATTTCAGCAGCGGAAGTAGCGATTATGTGGCTGAATTCTTTGAGGATGTTGTTTGTCTGGACTATGGACGCGGGGGTAAGCGTACGCATGTTGGCGTTCCCCACCTTCTTTGAGGTTGCCTCGGGGTCTTCCGCGTAAGTCGTCGCTAGTATGCTAGCTACTGTGTCGTCTGTTTCGTCCGGCGTAGCGTCTAGGCCATGCCCTTCCAATAAACGCACGGTGTTGCAGGCCGCCTCAGCCCTTTCTCGTAGGTCTAAGTAGGAAATGCCGGGCGGTATATCAACCCCGTAGTCGGGAATGATCGCTAGGGTCATTAAATTGTCTCGTCGCAAGCTGTTAGGCTGGTATGTGCCGCAGTATAAAATACAAAAAATTTTTTTACAACAAGGACTTGGGACTCCTATGGGGGGTCAGACGGTGTGTAGGAACACTAATATGCGCATAAAAAGGGAGAAAATGAACACTAACAGGCGCACAAGACGAAAAAGGGGGGAAAAATGAACATGAGAAGCAACACTAACAGGCGCATAAAAGGAAAAAGCAACACTAGTGGCGCATAAAAGGAAAAATGAAATACGGCGCCTTTAATTTCACTTTTAAGCGCTAAAGTGAAATAATTACACGTGTGTTTCACTTTCATTCAGCAGCGCGTAGGTTTTTATGGCCATCGGGTTAGAGGAATAAGGGCGACTTTCCTAGGGGAGTAAAAGGATTGAAATAGGGTATTTAAATAGTAGGTTTGGGTCCCTTGACGGGGGGTATTCCTGTATAGAGGGGGGTGGGGTGCGAAGTAGCCGCACGGTAGAAAAGAGGGGGTGGGGGTCGAAAAAGTAAACTTAGCGGTCCCCGGGCAAGAGTGTGTTAGCACAACATGTTTTGCTTAGATAGGAACCCTAGGCAGCAAGCCTAACCCCTTAAGTGTAGTTTTTTTGTGGATTTTGGTTTGGGACCAATTCACTCACGCGTAATAGTATTACTACACTCGCATGGTACCAGCGCGCGGAAAAGGGGGGGTAGGGGGGCGGTAGGGTCGCCATATGGCCAAAAGTTATAGCTTCTATAACAAAGCTAAACATAACAAAACACTTGTAAACATCACCGCGCTGTGTTCTAATGGTTACCAGATCGGGGCAACAACGCGCCGGCATTAAGGAGCAATACCATGTTGAAAATCAATACTGCAATTTCAAACGCTGTGACCACGATTACTAAATCAACGGAGGCGCGTGACAAGGCGACCGTTAAACCGATCGACACGTTATGGGCGGAGGGCGCGCGAAGCGCGGACTTTAAGTCGCCAGCAGAAGGATTGGATCAAACCTTCTACGTTGAGGCTAAAAAAGCGGTAGTCGCCGGATTCACAGTAGCAGAGAAGCGGTTACTGTCCGCCAACACGAAAACGCTGGCTGCTGCCGCAAAGGCGCACAAGAAAATTGTCCAGCAGAAAATTGGTGCGCGCATGGGCGATATCGCCCGATTACTCAAAGCACGCGAACCCAAGGTCGATAAGGCGCCTAGCGGCCAAACTAACCAAACGGCGACGGCCGCGCCGGAGGAAAATAACAGTAGCGCTACCCCTCTCAAATCTTATATTGAAAAGGTATCTACTGGTCGCGCTGTACTTAAGGCGATCCCTCCAAGCCAATTGAGTGTAGCGAAGCAAAAGAAAATTGAGAAGCTAATTGGCGACCTGCTAGAAGAGCTTAACCAAATCAAGTAGCCACCCAAGTTTAATTAAGCCACCGAGAGGTGGCTTTTTTGTGCCTGCTAGAAGAGCTTAACCAAATCAAGTAGTTTCCGTACCACCCGCCCAACGCTTCTCACCAAGTAGTTTCCGTACCACCCGCCCAACGGGCCAATACC